AAATTTTCCTTTGACTATCCTAGCAGGGAGGTCATACCTCGCTGACCAGACTTTTTCACCAGGCTCGAATTGCTCAGATACGCACTGGTCTGGTAAGAAAGCTACTTTGGAGCCTGCTCCACTTTCTGTTTTAGGGCGTTTTTCTGGCACCCCTACTCTATCTAATAAATTACGAACGAATGTACTAGACCTATATAATCTTTGAGCTATGCCAGATACTGATTCTTCATCTAAAAACATTTCGATTGCTTGTTTGACTTCATAATCAGTAGCTTTCTTTCCCCTGTTTTGGGATTTACGCTTTTCCCTATACTGCATGGTTTCATCAAAGTCCTTCATAATACTATTCAATCGAGTAGTATTGTAGGTGATGTTGAGCATACCACATGCTTCTTTCTTAGTTATAGGGTTATTATCATTGAGTAAATCAAAAACTCTTTTCAGATTAGCATCATCTAATTTCTCATGCGACTTCTTTCTAATTGTTCTCATTCTTACTCCCTAATAAAATAATAGCGTAATGTATAATTTTTAGCAAGTCAGCGTCATTCTTGCCCGCTTTCTTGCCATAGCGCTTTGCATACTTAATAATATTACCCATGCAAAACCCCTCTCCATGCCCTGAGTCTATAATAAACTCAGTAGCTTGAATTTTGTCTGTGCTGTAGTGTTGACTATAAGTTTTGTTAATATAGTGTTTAAGTTCTAGTAAGACTTCATCTTCTTTAAACTTATAGTCTATATTTTCTACTTCTTTAGTTTTACTACTAAATATCCCCATCAGCTCTCACTTCTGAGCGAATGACTTCGAAGCCATTCGGATATCTTTTCTCTAGCTTCCTAATGTTTTCTTCCATGACTTCGTGTGGTGTGAATCCTAAAGCTGTACAGCCTTGCACCCAATACCAAAGAACATCTCCTAGTTCTCTTTTCATGTGGAAGATTTCATCATCAGAAAACTTTGTGTCTGCTTGAAATATCTTTTTCTTTACTACTTCAGCAAACTCTCCGCTTTCAGCCATCATGCCGATAACCGAAGTCATTAGCCTTGCTACTTGCATTTCTTCACCTCTTTCATTTCCTTTCTGCCATGTTGTGCCAGTAAGGTTGCCTAGTCTGTCTTGCAAAGCTGAAGTATCTTTACTAGGCACTGAGGTTGTCATGTCTACGAATCTTGCGTAGTCATTAAATTTTTGTTGTTCTGTCATGTCTGTCCTTAATGTGTCTGGTTGTTGTTTTTATACCACTTGGCTAACCAAGTGTCTATCTGTAATTCTGTCCAATGTGGTGGAAAATATACTGATAAGTAAGGTTTATCTCGTAATACGACTCTCATAGTCTGCGTAATCCTCGTTCCACCAATGTGGTTTGTCTCTGTATTTCCAGCTGGCAAAGGTAGCTTTGTCAAGATGGTAGTAGTCTCGATACGATTGTATAGGATTACTATAGTCTTTTAACTCGTCTGGCATTGCTAGACCGAATTCTGTGAAGCCTACTCTTTGCATATTTACTGGCTCTGGTAATTTATTTACTACTTCATGTATGGACTTATGTTCTTTGCCATATCTATACCTATACTCATCATTTAAAGCATTGCCATAGCAGTGTGTCCACTCGTGGTTATCCAATGATGACCTTGCCCAAATAGTGCATGGGTGGTTGTACATCATAGGTAAATATGGTGTGATTGGTCTTTCTGCTGGGGGTAGATGTTTTATCTTTGCTTTTTCTTCGTTGAGTATATCTCTTTCTTCTTTATTGAGTGCTCGAGGTACAAAGCCTAAGAACTTGTCAATCCATATGCTAGTGCATAGTATTTGAGCAACTTCTAGTGGCATTTTTACAATGTGTTTGTCCACATGATACTCGGCACATTTGTCTAAATTTTCGTCTAAATAAAATAAATTCATATGACTATTATACAAAATTTTAAGTGCGGTGTCAAGTAATATTTTTTGCTTCTTCTATAAAGTTGGGTTGTTTGAAAAAGATTCCCAAAGTAAATCTATACTGGGGAGCTATGTGGGACGCTGGTCTTATACTGTGTGGTGTGGTACCATCGAATAGTATTGAACGATTTGGTTTGTAGAGAACACTCTTTGTAGCTTCTTGCATCGCATCATCATAAAAGATTGTTTCTCCATAGTATTCGTTTCTCCAGTCTGGGTTTATATCATACACAAGGACTGTGCTGCCCCCATGAGTATGAGGGAATTGGATTGAAGAAGGGAAAGAAAGATTTATAGTAGCTGTATCAAATATTAGTCCGTCCAATGCGTTTACTAAATCTGTGTTGATTATGCTTTCTATGAAATTTGTTTCTTTCCATTCTTTCGCGGATAGAGTATGGTGTAGACAAGGGTATTGGCGAGTCTCAAAAGTTGAGTTATCGCTCCACCCTATTTGATAATCTGTGGTTGTGCAGAACATATATAACTGCTCTCTCGTATCTTCCATCAATGTATTATCAAATATGTCTATCACTTATACTACTTACTATTAATTTTATCTTTTGCTGTTCCTGCATATAGACCGAACCAAGCTGCGCCTGCTCCAACTATAACCGAAATCAACCCTGATTGTTCCAATGTAGGGTCTGGTAGTGCCATAAACCACATTGTAGAATAATAGAGTAAGAATATATAAATACTCAAAAACGCTCTAGGGAATATTCTCCAAGCGTCAATCATATTTGAAAGCCATATCCATCTTTGATATGGATTGTCTGGCTCTTTCTCATTTTCCAACTCTCTTATTTTTTCTTTCAATTCTCCAATCTCTGAAACCATTGCCATGAATTTGTTAAGGTCTATCTCAACTTCATTACGGCTCATGTCTCCTGAGAATTTTTCTTGATTTGACATTTTAAGTCCTCAATTATTGACTCGAAATGTTTAATTTCCTCGTCAATCTGTGCCCATACGCTAGGGCTCTTAGTTGCTTTTTGATTTTCTTTTAGTGCTTTTAGACCTTTTTCATAATTATTCAGTCTAATTTTTAGCATCTACCAACCATTTATACTCATCGCTGTATAAGTCAATCGGAGCAACTGAAGTAGCGTGTACCATCTTGGTATTCTTTTTAAATTTACCTTCTCTAGCAGCTTCTAACACCCAGTCTGCTGGGTCTTGTTGAGTTTTATCACTAGTAAAAATAATTTCTACTTTATATCCTACTAAGTTTTTCATGTCTTTTGTTTTTGTAAGTTCTGCAATTCTCTTGTAAGAGTTTTGCAAAGCTTCTTGAAGCTCAGATAACTGATGCTTCATCATATCTAGTTCTGTTGTTTTCATAAATTTCTTATTTTTTCTACGAAATTTTCAGCAACATTTTCTGCCCATGCTTCACTTTTCACAGGGTAGTATTCTAATAAACCTGGCTTGTCTCCTATTTGCATATAAACTCCCCAGCTTCCATTAATTTTATGTTTTACTACTGTTGCTTCTCTATCATCTTTACTATAAGTATGGTAGATTTCGTTATCTTTTTCTAAATCCATTATTCTCCTTTAAAAGAGTGAAAGCTTCAGCTATATACTCATCTATGGTCATGCCTCTCTTTTGAGCGTCATCATTCATAGCGTCCCACATTTCTTGTGAGATTTTATACTCTTTGCCTTCGTGTTTAATTACCACTAAACATATCGGCTTCAGCTTGACGCCTTCTAGTTAAGCCTTCCAATACTTTACCACCAGCTTTATTCCATCTCATAATTTGAGCAGGAACTCCATCGTAGTCGCCAGCATTCAATACTTTTAGTAGCGTAGAGGCACCTAAGTTACCTCCGCCTAAATTATAAACCCATGATACCATTGCATCAAATTGGTTTTGTGTTAGTTCTACTTTAACCATATTATTAATATAGCCTTCATACTCTACGAGTTCGTTTTCTAACATTTCTTCAGCTTGGTTTTCAGTGATTGTCATGCCTTCTTTGACATCTTTAATATGACCATAGCCAATAGTCCAGACACCTGCTGGACATTTATATGCTGTTAGTTCACAGCCTTCAAAGTGTTTAATCAGGTCTATGCCTTCTTTACTTATATTCATATTTTTCCTATATGTAGAAGCTTTCGCCACATCCGCAGCGTCCGCTCTCTTTTGCGTTGGTAATCTGGAACATCTCATTAAGTTCAGATACCACCCAATCCAATTTTGCATCTACTAGATACTCCTTGCTTTGTATATCTACTACTAATATATCGTGATATACTATATCAGTTAAATTAGGACTTTCGGCATAACTTAACTCATATGTATATCCACCACAACCACCACCACTTATATTAAGACGAGCGCCCCAAGCAGAACTTGAGGCGACTCTCTGTTTTAACATTGCTAAGGCTTTGTCAGTTATCAGCATTAGAATAATGGTAGCATCGCTAGCCACATAGTTCCGAAACATACTGTAAACATAATAATCACCTCGCATAACTCCCCATCAGGGCAGTAGTTTTCTTTAACTTTCTTAACCACTTGCATAAATGCATCACGATTAAGAAATCGTTTTGCATATTGCATGAGTTTCTCCTAGCCTATATTAATCGTCGTAGGCTTGTTTTCTTCAGGTATATGAACCTGTAGGTTAATAACTAACATACCATTTTTGAATCCTGCATCGGATACTTCTACCCAATCGCCAAGAGTGAAGATTCTACTAAAGGTTTTACCGCTAAGTCCTTTATGGATATAGCGCTCCTCGTCAGATTCTAACTCTTGTTTCTGTGTTCCTTCTATAGTAAGTTTATTTTTGTGTTGCTTGATGTCGATATCATCTTTTGACCAACCCGGTAGCGCCATCTCGATGCGGTATCCCTCCTCACCGACTGCTACTAAATTGTATCTTGGATAGTTAGAAAGAGGTGAACTCTCATTTCTTCTCGTTAGCTCTTTATTCAAGCGGTCAAATCCGACAAATAATTTGTCGAAGTCGTTAAAGTTTAATGCTGTTAATCCAGTCATTTTCATTCTCCTATTTGCGTCCTTGCGGCACGCGCTGTGAGACCCTTACGGCGTCTCGGTTATTATAATATTATGTCTAACAAACCCGACCACAGGTGGAATGTGGTACTCCTGCCTCTAAACCCTCGGAAAGCTGTGTTCCTACTCGTGCCAGACATATGAAGGGTTTTGTTATGGAAGTCCCTACAACTCCGCGAATATTATCGTGTAAAATTAAATTTTACTATATTATTATACCAAAAAAATACCACCATGTCAAGAATTAAATTTCAGTCCTCATCAAAATCTATCTGCCCATCGGCTTTGAGATAGTCTAATGTATTACTAATACCTATCTTTTTACCTATATTGTAAAAGATATGAGCACTAGCACATGCTGTAAAAATTATCCAAACTACTTGCCAATCCATTCGACATCTCCTCTAGGAATTACTTGGTAAGCACCCTTGTTGTATGCTGGAGCTACTGTAAACTTCTTACTTTCTTCTAGCTTCCAGCTGTTATCAACTTCGGGCGTGTACTTAGTAGTTTTCACACTAGGAATGTCCTGTTGGTTTTGTACTGGCTTCATTACTTTTGTTTTTTGTGCTACAAAGGTAGGCTTCTTTGCCTTCTTGTAAGCATTTGTTTTTCTTTTGCGACCACTCGGAGAGTATCGCATACTACAATTTATAATCATATTAGTCCTTTTTTAGTTGTTCTACTACTTTAGTTATAAGGGATAAACGCCCAGCACGCTTGTCATTGTAATCAATAACATGCCACTGTCCACAGGTTGTGTGCACTCGTTCCTTGAGAATACTCATCTGGTCATACTTTGACAAAGCCATTGCATCATTTGGGGAGAACTTCCACT